ATGTCCAAAGAGCTTAACCCGAAACAGTTGTTGTTTTGTAATGAGTACATTGTTGATTTCAATGGAACTCAGGCAGCTATGCGCGCCGGTTACACTAAGGCAAACGCTTCCAGTCTCGCTTATCAGTTGCTACAGAAACCTCTAGTCCAAAAAAAGATTCAAGAGCTTTTCAAATTGCGCGCTGCTGCTGCAGGTGTTACGCAGGAGCGGGTTGTTTTTGAGATAAGCCGCCTGGCCTTTACCTCTCTGAGGGGCGCCTATAATGAGGATGGCTCCTTAAAGAGTTTGCACCAAATGGATCCTGACACTGCTGCGACGATTTCAGGTATTGATACGACGGAGGAAAAGCAGGAGGACGGAAAGGTGATTACTGTTGTGCGGAAGGTCCGTCGCTACGACAAGATACGCGCTCTCGAAATGCTCGCGAAGCATTTAGGTGTTTTCGATGACGATGAAGGCGAAGGCCTGAACGTTCGAATAACCAGGAGTGGCGGGAGTAATTAATGGCGAGAATTAATGTTGATATAGATGAGGATGTGTTTCTTGAATGCTATCGTCATTTAATCGACGAGTCGCAGTTCTTTGATATAGATTTTCTGTATGGAGGCCGGGATTCCGGTAAGAGCCGGCATGTGGCGATGCAGTTGGTAATTGATTGCATGCGCCCGGGTTACTTTAAATGTCTGCTGATCAGGAAGGTATTGGATACAGTGCGCGGCTCGCAATTTGACCTGATCAAATCGGTTATTGATGAGTGGGGGATCAGTCATTTATTCCGGGTAAACGAAAGCCGGATGGAGATCATTTGCAAGGCCAATAAGAATGGCTTCTACGGCAGGGGGTTGGACGATGTGGGCAAAATCAAATCATTCAACAACCCCAGTCATTGTTGGGTAGAAGAGGGCAACCAGATTGATTCGACGGATTTTGTGGTGATCCTGACGAGCTTACGGGCGAAGGTCAGGGTAAAAACCTGGTTCACGTTCAATCCGGAGTGCGACAAAACTTATACGGAGTTCTGGCTGTGGCAGGAATATTTCTCGCACACAGAGAAACTCAGTTGGGAGTGGGTGAAGGAAATCCCGGTACCCGTCGAAACATTGAAACGCTATCCTGATGGGAAGTATCCTGGCAATGTGAAGGTTGTCAACGATGAGTCGGGCGGTACGCAGGTGTATATGATGCTGTACATCCGCGCGACACATTCGACGTACAAGGACAATCCGTATTGTTCACCTCAGCGGATTGCGCTGTATGAGAGCTACAAGGGCAGTAAGAATAATTCGTATTGGTACCAAACTTATACGTTGGGTCTGTGGGGGTTCAAGAAGACAGGGGGCAGTTTCTGGAAAAGCTTTGATGAAGGGATACACACCGGTTTGGTGGCCTTCAATCCCAAACTGCCGGTGCATGTTACGATTGACAATAACGTGCATCCTTATGTTACGCTCGCCATGTGGCAGATTGACCGGGAAGCGAAGCGATTTATTCAGGTGGCAGAGTTGCCATGTGTTTCGCCGGATAATACAGCTGTGAAGGCTGCAAAGCAGTTTGTGCGATGGTTAGACCGGGTGGCTCACGAGGAGATCGTTTTTATTTATGGTGATCCTTCAGCGAATGCAAAGAGTACGACGGATGATGACGGGCGAAGTTTTTTCGACAAGTTCAAACTGGTGTTGAAGACAGAGAAGGTTCGCTTTTTGAGCAGGATTGAGAAATCAGCGCCGGAAGTTGCGATGAGCGGTTCGTTCATCAATGAGATATATGAATCCAATTTTGAGGGTTGGTCTATTTTGATCGGTTCGAACAACAGAAAATCTATTGAGGATTACACGATGACCAAAGAAGATATGGACGGTCGCGTGTTGAAACAGAAGGTGAAAGATAAGGAGTCGGGTATAACGTATGAGCAGTATGGTCACTTTACCGACACGAAGCGTTATTTGATTTGTACCGTGTTGAAGCGTGAATTCAACATTTACAAGGCCCGCGGCAAGCGGCGGGGTTCACAAGCTGCATAATCAACAACCATGATACTAAGTTCCGAGCAATTGACGAAGGTGATCATTGAAAATCCCAACCGAGATAAGGTAAGGTCGGCCCGGGAGTACAATGATCTGCTGCGTAAGCACATGTATGGCGATGGCTTGGAGACTTCGCTAACGAAGATTCCCGGGTTTGAAAAACAGGAGATCCGCGACGCCCGGGCCAAATATGCGAGGAGCAATAAGGATTTGTTTTCCCGGCTTTCCCGCCCGATCGACAAAGTATTTTCGGCCAAAGGTGGGAGCATTTATTACAACCTTGCTGAGTCGCAGGAAAAGCAAGCAAGAAGACTTGCCGATAGTCTTGTGGGCGGCATGTCTTTAAGGAAGTGGATGGAGGTTCATTGGCGCCCTCACTTTCTTGATGATCCTGCAGGGTTGATTCTGGTTGAAATATTGCCACAGAGAGAGGCTATTTTGGCAAAACAGCAAAATCGAAGTTTTGTTTTCCCGGTATACCTCCGATCAAAACAGGTTTACGACTATCTATTCAACGGAACAATTTGTGAATACCTGGCGGTTGCCGTAGACAAGCGGCAAAATGCTTCTTATGGTTTTGATGATAATGCAGATTTGTACCGGGTGATTGACGATGCGTATGACTACATCGTCAGGCGCCACGATCAGAGCGTTGAAATTGTTCAACAGCATACCTATCCAAATATTTTTAGGAAGGTCCCGGCCATTTCAAATTCAGACTTTCAGGATCCTGAGGGTAAAAAGGTGTTCGTCTCCCTGTTTGATGATATCATCGGACTGGCAGACGATTTTTTGTTGGATGGCTCGATCAAACGGGTGCACAAGTTCATGCATGGTTTCCCGAAATATGCTGAGTTTGCCGATATGTGTCCTACGTGTAACGGGAGTATGTTGGTGGAGGGAGAGGATTGCCCTTCCTGTAAGGGTAGCGGCCGGATGGCTATGGTAACTCCGTCGTCGATGAAGCTTTTGATTTATCCGGAAAAGGATGAGCCGGTGATTACGCCCGACCAGGTGGCGGCGTACATCAGCCCTGATAAAACGTATTTCGAGATTTCTGCCGGTGAGATGCTGGATTTGGAAAATGCCATGAGTGTCACGGTTTGGGGTACACCGTCGAGATTAAAGACGGCGGGTATGTCTGCAAATGGGAACGGTGACATTAAGACGGCTACTGAGATTGTAGATGAATTGAAGCCACAGAGTGACCGGTTGTTGCCGATTAGCGAAGCAGCGGAGCGCCGCGAGAAGTTTATCCTGGATCTTCTGATACTGGTACAGGTCAATAACAACTACGGCGGGTGCAATCTCTCGTACGGCCGGCGTTACATGATCGAGGGTGCGGATGCGATTTGGGAAAAGTATTCCAACGCTCGTACGAAAGGGGCGCCGCAGAACGTGCTTGATACGCTGCTTTCGGAGTATTATGAATCGAACTATCAGAGCGATCCGATGGCCCTGGCGATTGCTCAAAAGCTGATGTATGTAGAGCCGTTCGTGCATATGACAGTGCAGCAGTTGAAGGCCTTGGATGCAGACCCGACCGATTATTTGTGTAAGCTATATTTCTCTGAATGGCTTGCGCTGGTCAACGATGCAATGTTGCTGGTATACAGTGTAGAGGAGTTGAAAAACCAGTTGAAAGCTTTTGTTGCAGACAAAAAACCACTTGAACCAAAACCGATACCGCAACCTGCATGAGTTTTACCGATCGATTCATATTGCTGCCCATTCGGATTTACTCTACTAAGCAGGAAAATCTTACGGGCGTAAGGAGTTATCACGATGTCGAGATGAGAGTACTGGTGTTTGATATCAGACAGTACTTCGAAGACATCAACGATGAGGACGATCGGGAAGGCGTCTGTTTGATCATGCGAAATGGCGATTCCAGTAAAATAGAGTTATCTATCGAAGAATTTGAAAAGCGATTAAATGAGTGGTGGAAAAAGACAGAGGATCAAAATAGTAGGCCATAAGCTCAAATTTTATAGAGCATGGTATCAATCCATGCCGGCTGACGAGCGTATTGGCTTTACAGGTCTGTGGGTAGCGGAACGGATCCAGTTATACACGGAGATTTTAGTGGGGTTTGATCGTGCTATTGGACGATGGACGCGGAATGTGTGGCAATAAAATTGGCTCTCTGGATAGAAAAAAATAGTCAGAATGACACAGAAACAATTAAAAGAGTTGGTTGAAAAATACCAACCGACTGCAAAAGAAACCAGCCGTGAGGAGCTTTCTGAGCTCTTGGAAGCGGAAGGTGTAGAAGGCAAGGATTTGGAAAAGGTGTTGGATCAGTTGTATGGTGATGGTGCGAACGAGGGTGAAGAAAGCAAGGCGAAAAAAGGCGCGAAACCCGGTGCGAACGAGGGTGATCAGAAAGAAGGCAAAGCTAAGCCTGGCGCCAAAAAGGGGGCTGATCACTACGAGGAGTGGCATTGCGATTTTTCGCGAGGTAAGGCCGACCCGATTCGAGTTGTCCGCCCAGTAGTGAAGATCACCAAGGAAGAGGCCGAGACGCTTAACAATGGTATGTTGACCGGCGGCAACAAAAACGGCTCGTATTACTTCAAAACGGGCGAAGTGCCTGGCCGATGAAGACATTCTTAACCATTCCGACGGTACTCGCTGCGGGTACCGATCGGAACGGAATCAGCGAAAATGAGAAAATTGTCAAGGCTGTTGTTGACCCGAGCCTGATTGCGTATTACTTCGAAGCCCGTCGCGGAGGCGTAATTATTGGGTTCGCGAACGGAGTTGAACTGTATTGCATGCTTGATAAAGCGGATTTTGAGAAACTGCTTCGCGAGTTCTACTCCCAGACCAAACAAAAAGTCAAACAAGCGGCGCCATTATTTCTTTTTGACGTTGATTTCGAAAAAAAAAGTAGCTGATGAAATCAGTCACATTTCCACAGGCGAACTGTAAGCTCGCCGAACATCAGGATGAGTACGAAACGCTGCATGTTCATGCAGAGGCCAGAATAGTAAAGAATGAAGATGGCGAAGATGTGCAGATCATCAATTCGATGATAGCATGTTTTGAATTGTCTGACGAAGAAATTGAGCAGATTGTCAAAAATCGTCGCTTATACTACCGTCAGATGTTGTTTGGCCACAAGTTTCACCCCATGCTGATAACGACCGAAACCCCATTTATTGAACAATCAATTGACCAAAATGGCACTGAAGGCGGAAGTAAAAAAGAAAATAGCTGATCTGCTCAAAATAAAGGAAGCAGATTTCGATGCTGCGTTGAAAGACGCGAACGAGGTTGATCTGGAAATACCGGGCAACCTGCAGGTTTTAACTGAGGAAGAGTTGACAACCCGGGATGCGAACATGAAAAAGGAGGGTGAGAAAGCAGGCCGGGAGATCGGAATGAAAGAAGTGAAGAAAGCCGCGGGCCTTCCGGAAGATGCGCCGGCGCGTGATCCGGGGAAACTAGCGCAAGCCATCGCAGAGAAAGCGACGGCTGATGCCGGTATCAAGGTGGATGAAAAGGTAAGGCAGTTGGACGACCAGGTAAAGCTGCTGCAAAGAGAGGTGCAGGATAAAGAGCAGGCAATTGTTCAGGAAAAGCAGCGGGCCTCTGCGGTTGAAATCGATCGCGATATCCTGGCAGCCTTTCCAAAGGAACGTGCCAGCACGTTAACAGATCAGGAGTATCTGACGCTGATTAAAGCGAACTACACGTTCGAGCGTGCTGCGGACGGATCGATCCAGGCAAAGAAGGATGGCGAATTGGTCCGCGAGAAGGGCACGCAGAACCCTCGTAAGGTTTCGGATGTGGTAGGAGATATTTTTACTGAGCGCACGGGATGGAAAGCGGAAGATAAAGGTGGAGGAGTGCCTCCTGGTGGCCGTGGTGGCAGTGGCGCACCTCCTACAGGCGGTTACACGAAACTCAGCGAGATCCGCGAACGGTTTAAAGCGGAAGGAAAGAATGAACTCGGCGAAGAGTTTCAGAATGAAGTGTCGAAAGCAGCGGCTGCGAACAAGGACTTTAAGTTTGATGCCTAAAGTTGAACAGAAGAGAAAAACCCGGCTTAGTGCCGGGTTTTTTGTTTTACAAGTGCATGGGAGGAGAGTTTAAATGAGCAATAAATTTCACTTAAAATTGAAATTTCAGAAAAAATATTTTGAGATTCAAATTTTTTCCTATCTTCGGGTTGTTGTTATGCTTTGGCGGTTGCTGGGTATAGCGGCAAGTCACACCGGGGCGGTTGCTCCAAGTCTATAGCGGCGGTAGCTGCAAGTATCCGGGGCGGTTGCTCCAAAAACTCTCGCAATTCTCTTTTTAATCAAATGGCAAATTTTGATGTGTCCAACCTGGTCACTGCACAAACCATGGTGTCGGACAAGTATAAAGCGCCCGAAATGCGCTTACAGCCTACGCCGGTTTTTGCCATGCTGTCAGGGAATGATAATTTCCTTATTCAGGCAGCAGAGCAGTTGAAAACCCGCGATGATCGCCCAATTGAGGCTCATTTGTTGAGTCGTACAAAGCGTGCATCAGGCAGCACTCGTACCCATAACCACACGGGGACGATCGATGATTCGCAAAAGGTAACACTGGCATGGACTACCAAGTCCGACAAAACCTCCATCAGCCTTAAACTTCTGGATAAGTCTGTTTTCGACTTCAATACTGTACTGGCTAACAAGTTGGAACAATGTTGCATGAACATCCTGGAAGACAAAGAAACTGAAGCGGTTGCTTACCTGCGTGCGCAACGCGCAACTCAACAGCCCACTCTGAAGGGAGCGTCCTTCAGCGCGGCCAATGATGCTGTTGAAATCGCGGCTGCCGACCAAAAGCAGTTTTTCCAGCGTCTTCGTTCAGTAGCCCGTCAAAACTATTTCGGCGGCATGTTGGATGTAGTTGCTGATAGCCTCATGCAGGTGAATGCTGAGTTTCTTGGCGCACAGGGTGGCGGGAATGCCACGAACTACGGCTTCCAGTTCAATAACATGAACATTGCCGAGTCGTTGGATCTGAGCGATGCCAACTATTCTGAGGGTTCTGTTTTGGTGATGCCTCAGGGATCTGTGGCTGCACTGAACTGGATTCCGAAGCAGAACCGCGTTGGATTTGGCGATTACATGTCTGTTTTGGGTGGTTATGGTGTATTCCGTTACCGTGGATTGCTGTTCGCGCTGCATGGATATGCAGAGCGGGCCGATACGAGCGGTTCGAATGGTGACACTCAGGACGTGTTGATGCAGTTTGAGCTTTCATTGGACACCAGTCTGAACAAAGCTCCTCTGGATTACACAACCAACCGGACGGATAGCGTGATTATTCAGGCTTCTCAACTGTCGTAAGTGATAGTTGAGCCCGCTTTCAGTTGATTCCCTAAACAGATTTTTTTACCCTCATATCACGATATGAAAAGTAAGTTTTTTGGTATGCTGCTCTCAGTCGTTTTGGTCGCCTGCGCCTCTTTTGTGGCGCAGGCCCAAAATGCCAGGCAGCTTTCGTTGGTGGCAGGTGATACCGTCTCCAACACCGGGACTGTGACCAAGTACATCCCGGTTACTGCAGGTTACTCGGTCGTAGCAATGCAGCCTGTGTTAACGAAAATCGATGGCACGGTTGCCGGTAAGATTTACCTGGTAGCTCGCCTCGATGGGACGAACTGGGTGCGGCTTGACTCCGTTACCAGTTTGAACACAGCTATTAATACCACGCTATTTACCCGAGGCGCACCCGGTGGCACACAGTACGGCATTCAGGCTGTCGGGTCCGGTACCATGAATGCCCAATTAAAGGTCTGGTACGTGGTCAAAAAGCACGACTGATCAATAAATGTTCTTTGACATAAGTGCATATGGCTTATTCAAACGGATACGATCTTACTGCGGCAACTACTGCTTTGTTCGGAAGGCTGGGTTGGTCTGAATCAACTTTAAGCACCGAGAACAAGACAAGCAAAAGCGGTCGCAAGTTTGATGACGGAAGTTTTCATTCGGTCGTATCTGTTGCGAATATAAAGTCCGTTTTCCCGGCTCAGCAGGATTCTGCTGCATGGAACACCGCGTTTACGACGCTTCAACAGGCAGTCATTGCTCGTTGTCTGAATACTGTTTTTAACATCAATGAGGCAATAGAGCAGGTTCATCTTTATGATCGCATCACTGAGGATGAGCAGACGCTTGACTTACCAGGCAGGGCGATCGGCTACAGGATTCGGCTGGCATCAAAAGGAGGGCACACGGTCCGGATCAATACCGCGACCTTCTACCTCGACTCAGCAGCTACTTTCAATTTGTATCTGTTCGCTGCCGGGAATTCAGCAGCAATAAAGACCGCCTCTGTTACGAGCGTTGCCAATCAAAAAACGACTATTCAGCTTGATGATTGGTTTCTCTCCCGAAAAGAGGGAACGGTTTTTTATATCGTGTATTTCCAGGATGATCTTGCCGGCGGTAAGGCTATTCAGGAACAAGTTTGCTGGAATCGGACACTTGTATTCGGCGCGGATTCGATAGATGCAGTGGCAACCGGTGCGACCACATTCGAACGAAATGAGGTGGGTATTCGCGGTGATTCTGCTGGCTTGAATCTTCATGTTTCAGGTTTTGTGGATCATACGCAGAATATCGTCAATCAGCCATGGCTGTTCGATAATCTTTTGGGGTTGGCAATGGCCTGCCAGGTTGCCGAGGCAATTCTTTACAGCCAACGTTCAAACAAGGATGAGCGCCAGATAAAACACAACATTGATCAATTTGGTCTGATGCTGGATTTGTCTGGTACCGTTCCGATCACTGATGCCCCGCACATTTTTGGATTACGTCAACGGTTTGAGAAAGAAGCGGCCCGAGTTCGGGAAGCGTTTTACCCGAAACCCAAAGCGAAAACAGTGATACTATGCTGATTCAGAAAGCTAATCCGACCGGCGTTGACTGGTATATTTCCAAGTTGCAGCGACACATGCATTCCAAGTTGATTGCAGCGTGGGGGTTGGCAGATGCTGATCAGTATCATTGTCACGGTCGTTGCTACCGAAATCGAAGAGAGGACGGGTATGTGGCGGAGGTGTATAACGGACAAAACGAATACTCAAAGGATCTCTACTGGGATGACAACCTGAGCGTCGTGTCGTTTTTTGGTATCGGCTTTCAAGCTCAAACTGAGGGCCTATCGTTTCGCCAGGACATACACCTTGTGTTTTTCGGCAATCTCAGCAAACTGGCGCTGAAGAACGGTATAGGTGAGGAGATTGATTATCGGGGCGATGAGGAATTCAGGCGCTCAGTGGTGAATGTTATTGGGCAGTATGGATTTTTCGGATTCCGTATAACCAGCGTTGAAACCGGCATTGAGAATGTGTTGAGAGAATATCCCGGTTCCCTCCGTGATCAAGGTTTGAAAAATGTTGACTTACAGCCTGTGCACTGTTTTCGAGTGAATCTAACCCTACTCTATAACCCAAACAAGACTTGTTAACCCAACAATACTCAGCTCATGTCTACCAATCTTTGCGGCCTTATCGGTGGTAATACCGGCCCCGTACTTTGCGATACCAAACGCAAGCGTCCTTTAAATTTTACTGTCGGAAGCAAAGAGTTTCCGGCTTCCGAATATGGCGATCCTGCGACATTTAAAGCAGCGTTCCAGGCGGCAATTAAGTTGCCACAGGGCAACGCAAACAAACTGTTTCCTTTCCCTGAAGTGGGGGAGGTGACGATCAACACACCCGCCGCGACTCGTGGAAACCTGCAACATGGTCCTTCTCGTCGTTTGACGAAGGGGAAGCCTTCCTACACTTACACCGTAGAAATCGGCTGGGATCAATACCAGCGCCTCCTTGCATTTGACGGCAAGACTGTTCCCGTGTATACGTTCGATGAGGGCCAGAATGTTTGGGGTTATCGTGCAGGAGCGGCAGCTGGCACACTCAATACCAACAATTTTAAAGGCGAGATGGCCTACATTGATATTGAAGGTTCCGGTTTTGAAGACGGAGCTTCAGCGCAATCAGGTCAGGCTCGTATCACCATCAGCTACCTTTCGGTAGATGATTTCGAAAAGCGCGGCACCTACATCACGTTGGAAGATACTGTTCCAAGTGATTTTGAAGGATTGAAGCCGGTACAGTTGGTATATCTCAGCAATGTGGACAATGTGTACAAGGTGGGCATGTACAACCAACAACCGAAGTTGGGCGGTGACCTGAATATATTTGACGAATTTGGTGCGGCCATCGCTGCGCTGACGTTTGGTGCTGGCACTGGTACCAATTACGCGACTTCCATGGCTGTCACATCCGTTGCTGTAGATAACACGTTGAAGGCGCTCACCGTGACTTTGGACAGTACAGCCCATACAGCATTGAGTAGCGGCGCTAAAATAAAATTCTTTGGCCCTGTACCCTCCGTTTTGGACGGTGCAGATGTGCCCAATATCGAACTGTTGCCGGTGATCTTGACCAAGTAAAGCGGTTTTGAGTTTCAGCCTCGACTTGCAAACTGAAATTCAATCACGTTAAAACTTGACAAATGGTATTCGAAGGAATCAATTTCAATGAGTCGTGGGCGGCCGGCGTCACCTTTGAGCAGTTCTGCGAGGAGCATAAGCATCATGGTTTGACGAAGAAAAAGCTTCGCGAGGCTTATGATGCATGCAAAAAGCAGGTTTCCGGTACTGATCAGGACGGCTCAGCCAACACAGAATAAAGTTTTCATTCACTCAATTGTTAGGGGCGGGTATAAAAGCCCGCCCTTTTTGCTATGGCTACCATTCTTTCTATGATGCGAAAGTTTAAAGAACTGAACACAGACCTTGTCGTGTATCAGGCAATGAAAGAAGTGGAAACCGATTTCGAGGATTTGAACAAGGAGCAGTTGTATGACGGTAAAACAAAACTAGGAACCGATATCCGCCCGAGTTATTTCGAGGATCCGTATTTCGAAACATACCAGGATGCTGCAGCTTATTCGGATTGGAAGGACAAAATCACGCCGAACATTAGGAGAAATCCGGGCACGCCCAACTTATACATAAACGGATACTATTATGAGAGTCGAAAGGTGGTTGTATTGCCGGATGTGATTCTCCATACGACGACCTGGGGTGAAGGCGATGAGATTGCGGATAAATATAAAAACATCAACGGTTTGGGTGGCAGCTACAAGCGAATATTTCTGAAAGACTACCTGATGCCGGTTTTGAGTGACAAGATGTTTGAGAAATTGGGTTTACGAATGAGAAAAAACTAATGAAATGAGTTGTGAGAGTTGTATTACGGGGCCGCGTGGTCAGGCGGAGGAACTGGCGAGGGTCCGTCAATTAGCGAAACAGTATGCTCAAGCGCAAGAAAAAACAGTTGCCATCTACCGAGAAGGGCTCGAATTCAGATACTGCGAGCACGATCAAGCAATCGCCAACCGAATGCTCGTCGTTGAAGTTGTTTCGCAGCATTGATGATCTGCCTTTGTCTCGCTTTATCGATCTGGTTGTTGATGACAACCTTTTCGCATTGGTGATATCCGGGACACCGACTGAACGGGATCTGTTGACGGCGTTTGACCAGGTGCAGCGTGAATACGCGGAGGTGATGAAAGACGGAGAATTTGATCTGCTAAATAAAACGATGCGCGAAATCAACAGGCTGAATCTCCTCTATGAGCAGATATTGGAACTGGTTGGTGTGTTGCGTCGGTATTATAATGAGAAGCTGGCGAGACTGCTGACCAAGTATCTCGGATACAATTTGAACCTCAATCCGAAGCTTCCGGAGGACTACGATAAGGCCTTGGATCGGGCGATCAACCGAAGTAAATCAATCCTCATTGACATCAAGTTAAAAAGCAGTCAATTGGAGGCAATGCAGGAAAAGCAGCAAAAAGAAACAACCAAGCCCACACGCCGGCATTTTCAGGGGGTGTTGATCGCATTGAGCAATCATGTCGGGTTTTCCATCACAGACAACATAACTGTTTTTGAGTATTGCAATCGTGTACACCAGCTGAATAAATATCTGGATCAACTAAATCGGGAGCGAAATGGACGAGGATAAAATAGAAGAGTACGTTGACCGAACCGGTTTTGCTCAGGATACAGAGTTTGTCCTGAAGGAACTGAACAAGGTTTATGAGGCCTTCAAGAAATTGGATGGCTATCGGTTCCGTCTGGGTACACCGGTCGGTATGACGGAAACGGTTCAAGTGACAAAAGAGGCGGTGAAGGAATTTGAAAAAGCAACGGAGGCCAATAAGAAACTGGCGGAGTCAGAAAAGGTTGCGGCACAAGCAGCAAAAATTGCGAGTAGTAGCTATTCTGAACTGGCGGCAGTAGCGGCAGCGAATGAAATCGCGATGAAGAGATTGGCTGCCTCGAAAAAGGAGGTTGAAAAAGCCTTTAAGGATGGAAAGATTTCTGAAGAGCAGTACCTGCTTTCATTGGCTAAAATAAAGGAGCAACAGACAGCTTTTTCGGTTTCCCAGCAACAGGTGAATCTCTCGCTTAAGAATTTAGAAAAGGAAGCACAGGCGGCAGAGGGGTCCCTTAATGAGATGCGAGCTCAGTTGTCGCTCGCCCAGATGGCATGGGATAAGCTTTCGGAGACTGACAGGCAAAGTGAAATTGGTGCTCAGTTGCTCAACAACGTCAATACGCTCAATAAGGCTGTGAGCGAGTTGGAACAGTCTTCAGGCCGGTTTCAGCGTAACGTGGGAAACTATCAAGGGTCCGCTCGAATTATTGTTGATGCGTTAAAGGATGTAGAGAAAGAAATTGAGACGCTGAAGAACCGGCAAAATGAGCTGCAAAATCTGAGTAAATCCAATCCAATTGGATTCAAGTTGCAGGGCGGATCCGACGAACTCGGTCAAATAAATGCCCGTTTAGCAGAGACTACCAAACAGTTTGAGGTTCTTGATCGGATTACAACACAACCTCGTTTCTTAAATATTGCAGCGAAGTCTGGTGATTTACAAAAGGAGCTCAGTGAATTCCGGAAGCGCCTCATTGAGTTAGAAGACGCTGGTTTGAGAAATACGAAGGTGTACACTGATGTTCAGAAGCGTCTGGCGCAATTGACCGATCAAATTGCCGACACAAAAGATGAAATTAAAGCGCTGTCATCCGATACCAGGCAGTTTGATTTGTTTGCCGGCGGAGTGAAATTACTGGCGTCCGCGTGGCAGATAGGTGCGGGGGCGGCCACTGCTTTTGGCGCCAATGCCCAGACGGTTGAAAGATCCCTCCAAAAACTGGTAGCGATTCAGAATGTCGCTCAAGGCGTTCAGTCGATCGCTAATGAGTTGACAACAAAGGGCACTGTCGCTAATAAACTTTACAATACCGTACTCGAACAGGGTAGTATTCTTTTCGGAAAAGGGGCTACTGCTGCTGCACGATTTGGGGTTGCTCTGAAAAGTATTGCATTACTCGGTGTTGCTGCTATGCTTTTGGATATGGCTGACTCCATGGGTCTGTTTGGTACGCAGACAGCAGCGGCCAAAAAGGAAGTGGATGATTTAAACGAATCGCTGCAGCGGCAAATTGACCTGCTCAACGAACAACTCAAAATTATTGACACCGCCGGTGATTTGCAGCTCGCCAAACTTCGACAACAAACGGATGACAGGAATAGGATTTTCGAATCAGAACAAGATAATCGTAGGGATCAACTTAGAGCCATATTGGAGGAACAAGATAAAATTTCCAAAGCTATAGGCGAAACACAGGCAGGGCTGAGCCGTTTGGGACCCGACACAAAATGGTATGATACGTTTGCGAAACAAGAGAAGGCGAGGCTTTTTCAACTTCTAGGACTCTACAATAAACAATTCGAAGAGCTAAGGAAACAGGCTATTGATAAAACAAATGAAATAGCGCTGGCCGAGGAAAACGAGAAGGCCGCACTTGCTGAAGAGGCTCGAAAAAAAGAACAAGAGCGGGCCGATAAAAGGCTTCGCGATGCCCGACAATATGCCGAAAAAGAGCGTCGTGCTCGGCTCGATTTACTACTGCTGCAATTGGAGGCTGAGGCCGAACTGTCCGCGGCCCAGGCAGATATCAGCACTCAAGACGGTCCTAGGGAGCGTGCGCTTGATCGTGAGTTTGAGCTGCGCAAAATGATGATCGAGGCAACGCGGGATTTCGAATTGAATTCTGAAGGTGTAACCGAAACGCAGCGGAAAGTGATCATTGCGCAGGCCGAACGCGACATTTATGCATTGCGCTTGGAATTTATCGAGAAGACTACGGCGGCTCGAATTAAAGCACGGCAGGAAGAGGAGGATTTGATCATTGCTCAAGCGCAAGAAATAGCCAATGAGGAGCTGAAGGCGGTTGAGCAAGCGCTGAAGAAACTAAACAAAGAGAATGACAGTCGTGCGAGTGTTTTGTCGATCGACAAAGATACTGAGCTAAAGAATCTCAATTTACTGTTTGCTGCTGGTGCCATCAGCAAAGAGGAATATGAGGAGAGAAAGCAAAGGATTGAAGCTGAATATCTGCGTAATAGCCTGTTGGCGCAGATTGCTTATTACCGCGAGGTTGTCAAAATCAGCGGATTGTCGAACGACGAGAAGGAAAAGGCACTTCGGGAACTTGCCAAGTTAGAGCGCGAACTCAGCGAATTCACCATTCGTACAAATAAAGAGGCAGCCGAAGAAACAAAAAGTGAGTGGGAGCAAACTGTAGATTATTTAATAAATGCACGGTCACAGATCATTGATCTGGCAGCAGGTTTATTTACCGCAGGATTTGAGCGAGAAAAGAATGCCATTCAGGACCAGATCGATCTTTTGGACGAGAAGTCTCAAAAGGAAATCGAGCTGGTAAATCAGACAATAGCCAATGAGGAGCGTAGGGAAGCTGCAATTTCAATTATTGAGGCAAGAGCGGCAGCGCGCCGCAGAGTCCTGGAAGCGGAGCAACGCAGGGTAGATCAGCAACGCGCAAGGTTTGAGAGGGTCGCTCAGATTGCTAAGATAATTGGCGATACTGCCAGCGCAGTCACTGAGGCTTTGCCCAATATTCCTTTATCTATCGCGGTTGGTGCTATTGGTGGTTTACAACTTCTCAGAGTTCTGTCCACAGAAATTCCCAGATACAAATTTGGTAAGGGCCCAGGCGATAAATATGAAGGTTTTGCAATTTGGGGTGACGGTGGCAAGCGTGAATTAAAGTTGAGCACAGACGGATCGACGGAAGTTTCCGGAACGACTCCCACGGTTACACACGTAAAGCGGGATGATTTGATTTTCCCAGATGCTGACTTGTATATGAGGTTGGCCAACGCGAATGCAGAAAGGGTTCGGCGCCGGGCTCAGGAGTATTTCGACAAAAGGGATAACGGATCCGTTGACCTAAAACCTGTAGTGTCAGTTATGAGCAGGGGATTGAACACGCTTAATCGCACTATCAAAAATAAAAGGGAAATACATTTCAATGGTTTGACGCCGGCTCAGAGAGCTGTCAAATACCGGCGCGGCCATCGAGAGTATTTCGATATGAATGGTATTGACTGATGAGAACAAATGTGCACTTTATAACAGAGGAGGACGGCCGGAGTTTGTCGGTTGTAAATGGAGTGGTAACACCATCTTCACAGCCAAAGCATTTGCAGAATCCTCCTGCTGGCGCAAAGGATGTGGTTATCTCCTGGGAGCGTATCAACAACCGGTATGGCATCCAAAGGACTTTCACGACGCCGCTTCAATATGTGCTCGATGCAGCCAGGATAATCCGTCACTACGCTTACAACGTTAACTATGAGCACAAACTGTTTCACGTCATTCAGCGGCTGAAAACTTACACGGATGACACTACTTTTCGGCAGCGATACGAGTACCTCTACAAAGGGGAAATCGATTTATCGACAATGAAGGACGAGGAGGATTTCGTTAGCTGCAGCATCATGGAGGGCGGTCTGGATAAATTACTGAAAGCAAAGGAATCGACTGTTTTCGAAATTCCGTTTGATGACGATGCAATTCTGGTCAAAATGGACGGTTTACCGCTTCAGGAAAGCCATACCTGGCTATCTCAAACGGGGCTGAGTGTCGGTAATAACTTATTGGGCTTGTCATTTATCAACAAAGAGGGTGCGGCTTTTGGCGTCGCGACCTTCACGGTTTTTAAGGAGGACGAGCCGGGTGACTTATCGACATCTGATAAATACTTTCTGGTAACGGCCCAGGCCATTGACGATATTGAATTGAAAGGTTCACTGAGTTGGACAAGTTTAAGCAACGCCACAAGCGTTGAACTAAGGTTGAAGTCGAGCCTCGGCAAAAACCTACTGGTGGCGAGTGCATTAGTGTCATCGGGGAGAATTGACGATTTCACGTTTCAGTTCGACAGCGAGGAAAACGAGAAATGGTTTTTGATCATTTTGCCAGTCGGAGGCCTCGATACGATGGTGTTGAACGAGTCCACATTTACGATCAAGTATGAGTCGCGGTACCAGGAAACATTTGTGAAGGCATTCAAGCCCTACGACCTTTTTCGGAAGTTGGTTGAAAAAATCACAGGTAACGCTGACGATGCTGTTAGTACTCTTTTGCAGGAAGAGAGCAACTTGGTTTTGACTTCAGGAGATGCTGTTAGGGGATTGGAAGGGGCAGTTATAAAGACAAGTTTAGCGCAGTTTTATGACCATTGTAACCCGGTACATTTTGCCGGCGAGGGCATTATCAATAGTAAAATTGAAATTGCGCCTCGCGAGAAATACTACAACGCAAGTGACCCAATCCATTTGGGGAGTGTGAAGAATTTCAAACGGTCCTTCGCAACGGATTTACAAGGGAACAAGTTGAAAATGGGTTGGCAGCCACCTGACGTGGAGGATGTGAATGGAAAGTTTGCCTTTAATGGTTCGCTGAATTTACAATCTGAAATTACTCGGGTTGTGCGGGATTTAACGATGTTGAGCCCGTACAGTTCAGACCCTTATGAAATTGAGATCACACGGATCAATTTGGATGGAAAGACGACGACGGACGACTCTGCAGATAACAAGGTTTTTTGTTTGAATGTCACTCCGCTTCCGAGTCAATACAGCGATAGTTTTGTCGCCTTTCAGGATTTGGGAGGTCAGTATACCATTGGAGCGGTATCATCATCCATACCGGTACAGCCAGGCACAAAATTTATAACGTCAGACACTACCAACCCGGGGCCGTTTACTGTGGTGTCTCTTTTGCCTTTGTTGGGGCAAATCATCATAGTGGTCGAAGAGCCTGTGACTAACGTCGCTGGCGCGCCGGTAACCTTGACTATTGTTTCCGGATTGCCGCATGAACTGACCCGTAAGAATTATGACACTATAGAGGGCGTGCCTACATCTGATGTATTCAATATTGAGGAGTTAACGCCGAAACGACTGGCTTTAAAAAATGGTCCCTGGCTGAGGTCGGTCTTTCATCCTTTTGATAATACAAACCTCGAATTTACCAGTACAGATCGAAACAAAGATTTGTTGACGACTCTCGACGGTCTGACGATAGCGGAGAAGGCTGCCATTGCGATTAGTTCGCTGGGCGGAAAACTCTTCAAGCCACTCTATTTTGAATTTGAAACAGAGGTTCCTCAGGATCTGATCGATCTTTTAGAGGCTAACCCAAATCGGTGCTTTTCGTTCGATTGGAATGGTGAGACATACAAAGGTTTCAATGTAAAAGTATCGATAGCAATAAATACAGAGGAGTCCCAGTCGCTGAAGTTGCTGTGTGCCCCTGATGTTGATCTTTCAAAATTCGTAATGTAAATGGCAGTTTTTAAGATACCATACCTAAATCCGGTTCACTTTGTGAAGATGACGCCTGACGAAGTGCCGGCGTATGTTTCCCGACATATCGACGCCTGGTCATTTGAGGAGACCATTGAGAGTTGGGAGCAGCATGTTGTTTGGCCTCCGCTGTGGCAAAAATCAGACAGTATCCCACTTCAATTTATTTCAACCTACGGTCCCATTACAGTCAAGCAGTGCAAATGTGATGGCACCGTACTGGCGACGACGTCCGTTAGTCAGGTCCGGCAGAACGTATACGATCCGACAGAGTTTATTTATGAAGCAGCGTTGCCTCAGTCGATATTCGATGAGGGCGATTACTATCTGCAATTGGAACTCGGTTCTGGTACACCTGTGGTATTTATTTATTCTTTTAAACTTTCTGAAAGAATTGAAAATTCTCTTTGTTTGGAGTACTTTCACAGAGAATTTAAGGACGGGATGTTCTTTGAGACAGGATTTAGGCCGCGGATGAGGATACCTGGATTGTTGAAGATGAAGCAGCCGACGAGTAGCCACACAGAATACGAAGACGAGGATTATAATCTTGAAACGCTGAAAGGTGTCGGCTATGAGATTTATCAACTGCAGGTAGGTATTGGGACAGTGAACCCTGTTGGTGTCCCTCCCTGGCTGATAAAGAAGCTCAATCGGATTCTGACGCTGTCAAACATTTCATTCGATGGCAGGGAGTACGTAAAAAATGGTGAAGCGGCTTTCGAAGAGGCAACGGAGCAGGACTACCCGTTGAGTGTTTGGACGATCGAACTGCGTGAAAAAGTTCGTCGTGATTCAATTATCTATGAAGACGATGTAATTGTGGAAGGACAATTTGCGGTTGTGTTGGTGTCCGACTCAAAAGGATTTGGCACTCAGGCACCGGGATCAGATTACTTCATTCAAGATGTTCAGTAATGTCACAGATTGGACTTGTTATTAAGATGACCACTTACACGGATGATCTATTGATCGTCTGGAAAAAGGCGTCTGCTCCGCTTGCCGAAGTCGGACGGTCTGCGCCCTTACCCTTCCCCGTCGATCAAAAATACTGGATTCCGGATCTTCAACCAGGCTCCTACATTGTAGAGTTCTGGCGTAGTGTTGACGGTGATGCGCTCACAGAGTATATCACAACATGGGTCATCGATTCAAGTTTGTTTGCTGAATATGGATCCACTATTTACGAATATGTTGTGGGTCGAGGTCAGAGTGGTTCAAATCCGGATTGGGCTGACCCAGCCAATGGAGACGGCGCGGTAGGAACTCCGCTCGTTGATGAAAGACTGGCCGGCGTGACCCATACCAATGCATTTATCGAAAGCCGCGGCCATGGGAAGTACCGGCAGGATGAAATCACCTTTGTTCCTACAGGTGGATTCTATTTCGCAGATGGCGTTACGCGGTTCAATGAGGGAGATACTTTTTTTGTCACGGTGCAGAACGCTTCCAGTGTGGCTAGCGGTACTGGCACAGCCGCGGTCGATGACTTTACCGATATCATTGAGTTGCGGGATGATGTTGACAATTCTATCGATTTTAATTCATCCCTCTACCGTAAAGTTTGTCACACTGGTTTCACCGGGGCTGTGGGTACAGTTGTATTCCCGTCGTTCGCGCTTATTCCAGATACAAAGGTCAGATTCCTATGTCACCGAGGCAGCCAGAACTATCTGAAGTTGCAATTTTCTACCGGTGAAACGGTCGTTTTGGATGGCGAAAGTAAGAACGTGATTTACCTGGAACGCGGAGCCATGATTGAACTGTGGTTCAAAAATAATGTGTGCTACGTAGCCGACTACAAGGGGAACAATCAACTAAGGGGCCGGGTGGCTCCGGATTATTCCCTCCGTTCTGGGATGGGCATGTTTATAAGGGCTGATGGTTCGCTGATCTCTGGAAACAACTATCCGGGTATATATGAGTTCGTCACCGAGAAACTGCCTGTAGGGGCTTCGGTTGACCTTACAACGTGGTCGGCCAGTACCAACAATCAGAAAAAGTGGGGAGTGAATACGACCACAAAAGAAATACGGGTTCCGAATTTGGCGGGTGTGTCTCAAAAGTTTTCCAACTCCGACGTATCGGGCACGTATGAGGCAGATCAGGTGGGCCCGTTCACATTAAGTATTCCGACATCGGCACTGACAAAGAACGACGAAGGCTCGAGTTTGGATAGTAAACTGGCAACAGGCGGAGCGACACCGCCACCGGCAGCCGCGATATCGTTTGCCGTTTCGCCGTCAACAGAAAACAGAGTTAAAGGGGTGATACAATACCCCATGATATATTTATGAAAAAACGGTTCTGGGCTTTGCGGGATAAATACCTGCCAGCCCTCTTAATCACGCTGTTCGCTGCGATAGCTGCGGACGGTCAGGTGTATCAGCGGAATTTAACCGGGTACGGAAACCAAGGAAGGCGATTAGCAGCCGACAGCACGATCAACATTCCTACAGGTTGTGGCGCGCCCACTACTACTCAGGAACACGGCATGCAGGGCGAAATGCGCATGGCCAAATTGTTCTATGATTCCTGTAACGCAAAGTTTTACATCTACAACCCTTCAACGAGTACTTGGAACACGGCAGCTACCGGATCAGGCGCTGGGATTTCGGAGATTATTGCAGGCTATGGACTCCTTACAGTTAACGACTCCACTCAGAAGGTAGACTCCTCACTTATCGCAACGAAGCTGTATGCGCTTCATCTGAAAGATAGTATTCTCGCCAACATTCCTGCAGTTGGTCCTCCCGGCATCGGTCAGGTAGTCGGCACCAATGGGCTGAGTACTGTGAATGATAGCACGCTGGCTATTGACTTTAAAGACAGCCTGACTGTTAAAGCGTATCAGGAAAAGAAAATCTGGGCTTGGTGGGGAGACTCGATGACGGAGTTGCCAGCTGGCGGTTCGAGTACAACGGCCACACAGTCATTGTTGGGGTATCAGATTTTTAATAAGGGAATTTCCGGTAACACTTCTACTGAAATCAGGACGAGGTTTGAAGTAGAACCAGGCCTCAGGAAGTATGCCACTATCATTTGGAGTGGCGCTAACAACTTTGCAAATAAGACGACTGTGGTCCAGGACATTCAAAGTATGGTGGCCAACCTGGGCCATCAAAACTATGTCGTCATTGGTGTTACAAAGACCACACTGCAGACCGTAGGCACGTCAACAAGTGATCAAGTCGACGCATTAAATGATACGCTGCGGCAAGTATTTGGAGTCCACTTCAAAGACGCGAACGACTACTTTGTCAATGTGGTTCCTGCTCTCACTTCGCAGGATAACACGGACCGGGCCAACGAAATTCCGCTGTCATCCTACCGATCAGACAACCAGCACCTGAATCGTCTGGGCACCATTTACATGTCCTATTTCATTCGAGACAGCTGCCTCGCACAACTGGCGCCGGCCAGCATTGATGGCGCGGTGATTGGGGACGATATTTTCGAGGCCTATCAGAATAAATCATCGATCAGCTCAGTAGGATCGTTGAGAGCGGTAAACCATAGCGCCGAGTCTGGCCTGGATATCACCTCAGTGGGTGGCTATGCGTATAGATGGCCGGAGAAGCTGACCAATAATTTAATGACATCCGATTTGTCCGGATGGACGGCAACAGACTGGACATGGGCCAACCCCGGGGCAACACATACAACAGGAAACACTTCGGTATTGTCGCAGAATATTACCGGCGTTCTGGTTGGTCAGTTGTATCAGATCGAGTTCACGATCGCCAGCTCAGCCGGTACTGTCGATGTTGATTTCGGCACAGTGAAGGTATTTGACCCGGTATCGATAACTAACGGGTCTTTCAAAAAATTAGTCCTTGCTCCGTCGTCGGCTACTCAGCTATTCAAGTTCACACCTACATCGACATTTAACGGAACAATCACCAATGTTTCTGTCCGATTGGTTAGAACAGAAAGAGAGGCGACTATCGCCGTTCGTGATACGGCTAATAATATTCTTTTTCAGTTAAGAGCTTACCCAAATGACTATTTTACGATTGGTAAGTATAATGGCATATTCAATCAGTCTACTTCTAAGTCGGTTGTTATTGGCGATTATGCAGGGAGAGAATTGGCGAACGCCACCGGAATGGCGATTTATGGATATGCTGCAGGACAAAGAAATAATAACAGTTCCTATGGCAGCCTGTACGGGTATCAATCGGGTCGTGAATTTCGCGAATCTTTGTGGTATGCCGGATTTGGAGCAAATTCGTTGTTTTCTGCAACTATTGCGAAGTATGTTTCAGGATTTGGTGGAAGAGCGTTGGAGTCATTAACACAGGGTGATGCAAATACGGGTTCCGGTTATTATGTACTAGGGAGGTATACCACAGGCGCTAGTAACACGGCAAACGGGTTCCAGTCAGGTGCTTACGGGACTACCGGCAGCAACAACACTTACGATGGCCGAGATGCAGGATATGTTCCTGATGGTGCCACAAACGGATATTACGAAGGAAGCAATGGGACCTTTATCGGCGCTCGCATTCGCCCGTGGTCTCGTACACAAAATAATCAGTTGGCGATTGGCATCTACGATCGTCGCCTGATTGGCTACGACGGTCTGCAGCATTTTAAGTTCAACGCCCTCAACTATGACGACAACAATATAGCTACAAATGTTTCTTTTGACTTTCAAAGTATAACTGGCGGCCTTCGACCTCCGTACATGACTGAGACGCAGCGCAATGCGATCAGCACGCCGGGCCATGCGTCGGTAATCTTCAACCTCACCGCTAACCAGTTCAATTGGTACGATTCTATTGCTACAACGTGGCAGGTTGGGCTGGGGTCTGGTAGTGGAAGCGGCACCAATAACGCCAATGCTGGCAGCGGTTTCCGTTTTCTGAAACCTGCTTCTCAACAGATCAAAACATTATTCGGCGGTTACGGGCTGACCATCGATAGCACCAGCAACACAGACGGTATAACAATCGCGCTCGACACTGCAACCGTGTTCGATGCTGTTCGCGCTACTATACCTGCAGGTAGTGGTTCCGCTAACCTAGCCAACACCGACCTAACACAGACCGCGGAACCGAGAATATTTGATCACAACGGTTTAGATTTTCAATGGACTGATAACGGAGAGACCAGGTGGTATGGGTATGGCGGCTATTCATCAGAAAGAATAATGATTGTTGACGGTAAAGTGGGGCGTTGGTATGGGGGCCGAATTGGCACAGGAGTGTATTTCGAGGCAGGAGATAGTTTGTATGCAAGAGGCGTCGCAGCATCGGCAGACACGGCGAATAAATACGTACTTGTTGAAACTAGCAACGACGGTATACAAAAAGTAAGAGCGGGCGCATTTGGTGGCGGTGGCAGCTCCGACGGCTGGCTCCGCGCGGTTGTCACCACTGATTTCACGCTCAGCGACGTGAACACTGCACAGACTGCTTTTCCTTCAGCGATTGATCAGGTGACACTGGAAAGTGATGCAACCTATTATTTTGAATTTGGCTTCGACATGTCAACTGGAACGACATCTCACGGTGCCGGAATGGGCTTCGATTTGGGATCAGTGACTACTAACTACGTCAACTATCAGGTGATGGGCTACGCAGCCGCTGAGAATAATCAGGGGTCAATTCAAGCGACATCGTGGAGAACAAACACGACACCTGTCAACAACATGATGGCGGCGTCTACAGTTGCAGGCAATCACTTGAAAGGGTGGGGTTATATCAGCGTTAACAGCGGTGGCGCCATCACCCCGCAGATCATTTTCTCTGCAGCACCCGGCGGTACCAACCTGATGAAGGCGGGAAGCTATATCCATTTCCGAAAAGTAGGCGACGGATCATTTACCACTAACTCAGGATTCAATTAATAATATATGAAAAAACTACTCACCCTCTTACTGGTACTGCCGATTCTGGCAGGGGCGCAGGAAATAAAATTCCCGGTTGTGTTCAATGGGAAAACTGACACCGCTACGCTTTATCTCCCAAAAAATTACGTAGTCTCTGACAGCATCGTTTGGAACTTCATTCCAAAGGACACTACTGTTCTGAACGTGATCCCAAAAGACACGGTTGTATTGAATGTTATTCCGAAGGATACAACCATTCTGAGGATATCGTACAAGGATACTACGATCATCAGAATCAACTATCAGGACACCTGTTTCACTGCACCTGTTGACACGACAGACAATGGCGGCGGCCCGGTCGTTGACCCGCCACCCGTAACAGGGGAGGTGTTTGTGTTCAGTGTACAGCAGCGCACCGACTGGAATAATGTTTCCATCCCTTTCTCAAAGGGCGAAGTGTGGTCGGGTCAGTGGATAGCACCGCAGCCATACAAGGCAGCGGATAAGTATTTTCGATTCAGCATGCACATGTTCTACAATGCTGACGGTTCTTTCAGGTGGACAAAGTTTGATCAGGAATTTCAATCTGCTATCAATGCAGGTCAAAAATTTGCATTCGGAATTATGACGCATTACCCGGATCCGGCAAATGATCATATCCTGAGGTACGATAACGCATATTCCGCATACCCGAAATTTCTACATGACAGGATGCAAGCAGAGGCTGTGAAGGACTGGGTATCTGGCACCTCATGGGTTCCCAACTGGAACAGTGAAGCGTACATCAGCGAACTGTTAAGATTGCACAAAGCCATTTCATCTCACATACACGAGAAAGGATGGAGCGGATGGGTGAACTATATCGACGTTCGCGGTTATGGTGCATTCGGTGAGTGGCATGGGTACACAATTGCTGACCCGATCACTAATTCACCGGCAGGAACCAGAGCAACAGAGGCAACGCTGAAAAGAATCATCGACGTACACACCGAAGGATTTCCTGATTGGCCGCTGGTACTGTTAGTATCGACATTTGACGCGAATAGGCTGAACAATACAAAGAACCCGCCCGGCGTCGCTGCGTATGCCCTGCGTGCCCGCAATAAGTGGGGACTGCTCGGATGGCGTCGCGATAACTGGGGCGCTACTGATGCCTATCTACGCGATTACACAGACCGAAATACGGTTGTTGTGGATGGTATGCGTCTCGACACAGCGATCATGAACCGTTGGCGGTATGCTCCTATAGTTGGCGAACCATGCTGCACACCGAACTACAACGATTTTCTGACACAGGTTCAGCGATACAGAGCGGTCAGCGTTGGGAACGGAAACTTTACCGCAGGCACAGTAAATGCAAACATAACAGCCGGATTGCAGGCTGCCGGGCACCGCCTAACCATTACCGGCGGCCAGTACAAGGACGGAACTGTAACTGTGAACTGGCGCAATGACGGCATTACTCCGATATACGAAGATTTCGACGTGGTATTTGAACTGCGTACTGCCAACGGGCAGGTTGCAAAATCATACACATTTGAAAATTTGGTTTCAATGCGACTACCTGGCGGCTGGTCCACTACATCAAATTTAACCGGCCTGCCCGCTGGTACATACGATCTGCACGTCATTGTGAAGAACGATCAGCGGAGTTATCCTTTAGGAATCACGGGTTCAAAATTGGCAACTATCAAACTGTAGATTGAAATGAGTTCACAACAACTTGCGATCATTCTTTTTCTGGCAGGCCAAACTGTTTTATTCATCACTACTTGCGTGACGGTATACGTCCGAATCATTGGACGTCTGAAGGAATTGGAGGTGAGAGTGCAGATGATGGAAAGGCAGGAAAACCGAGTGTTGAGTAAACTCGACGATATCACTGAGCAACTTTCAGATTTAAAAACTGCCATCCAAAACAAACAGGATCGGCAATAAAACGACAAACATGATACTACTCTTCATCTTGCTGCAGATCCTCAGCGAAACGTTCAACCTGTTTATGGAAGACTTGACCATACCTATGCTACTCGCTGGGTCGCTTATGGCGTTTGGTGGCAATCTATTCAGAGTGGTGCTTGGTGCTACTGACCGAGATCCCGCAAGCACAAGGACACCTTACAAGTTTTCATGGCGCTTCCTTTTTAGCGACAATGCGCGGAGGTTCTATAATTCGACGGCTGCCTCCATCCTTGCTGTATTCTTTTCGCTAAGGTTTTCCAACCAGCTTTTTGGAACTGCTTTTAGTATGGTTTTTTGTTTTCTGCTGGGATTTGGCCTTGACAAGTTAATTCAGAATTGGAAGGAAATACGCAGACTCATCACATTCAATCGAGGCAAATGAAACACGTTCGTGTCATCATCGCAATACTGCTGATCCTGCTCGCCTGGTTCGGATCCGGGTGCATCAATGCGAAGAAGGCGAGCAATTACATGCGCAATCATCCGGATGTAGCGGCTCCGGTGTGCGCGGATCTGTTCCCGGTGAAAACAGTAACAGATACCAAGGCCTTCGACAGCTCCATCGCAGTGATCGATTCACTCATCGCAGCGATCGATGAACGGCGGGACCTGACCGATGCTGAACGCGCGGAGTTATATGGACTGATCGACCGTCTGCAGAACGATCGCCCGGATTGCGACAGCGTGATGCTGCCGGCACTGGATCTGATATCGAAGGAACGACAGCGAGCTGATCAGCTGGCCAGCGACAACAAAAGGCTTCAGCAGGCAGCCAGGAATGTAAAGCCTATCCGCGATACAGTTGAGAACACCGCGAAGACGCGGGCCTATCGACTACAACTCCAACAATGTGAAGACGAAAAGTTGAAGCTCACGCAGGACCTGAGTAAGATGACGGAAAGCCGGGATGAATGGCGCAGCAGGGCCAGAGGGTGGAAGTGGAAATTCTGGATCCTGTTGATCATTGCTGCGTTTCTGATTTTCCGCAAACAGATTTTTTCATTGATAACTAAAATACCATTTATGAAATCGATTTTGATTTTCCTGATGGCCACACTGATGCTGGCCAGTTGCAGCAACAAACCGGACGACGTTGTTCACAAAGAAACCAGCGAGCAGGTAGGCTGGAAGCTGAACGAAGCAGGGACCGCTAATGAACCCGTAATTGAAAAGTTCTACACGATCAGCCCGACCTGGGGCCAGTCGTTCGGTTATGCCTACCAGGGCGGCTATGCGCTATGGCTACTGTTCGGCATTGTGATGTTAGCCGGCGCGGTGTGGGTGTTCTACTGCGAGGCAAAAGATCTTCCGATTGTGGCGAACTGGGATCCGAAGTTCAAAAAACTGATCGGGGTTGTACTGGTGTTTATATCGATTGCGTCACTATTTGGCCAGCCTTCCTATGTGAAGTGGAATAATTACAAACCGGTCCCGGCATCGCAGTACAATGAAGCGATGGCAAGAGATGGAAACACGCAGGCAATCTGGGATAGCCTTGCGGAAAGCCGTTTAATTCTGGGAGGCGATCCAAAGTGATCAGCCTCGTTGTGATATCGCTTTTGTTCCTGGTGGAAGCATGGTTGGAGGAAGTTGTCATCGAGCTCAAGCACGGTGCAGTTCAAAACTACGCACGCCTGAACCGCCAGGAACATTTCCGCAGCAGTGTTTTTGCTGCCATTCTGATTTTGTCAGCATCAGTCACCGCGTTCTTTTGGGAGCAGGATCCATGGTCCCTGCCGGCGATTGTGGTAGCACGCCGGATATGGTTTGATTACGCCTTGATCATTTTCCGGGACCGGCCGCGCAACCGGTATGAAGGCAACGACTGGTGGGGCTTGCGCCTGGCTGTATTATTCGGCAAGAAAGGCCGTATCCGTGAGCTCGCTGTTACTATAGCCCTAACCATATTCTGTATTTATAAAAGCCTCCTGTAGTCAGCTATGGCACGTCAGATCAACTATATCGTTTTCCATTGCACGGCTGGCCCGCAGACGCAGAGCGTGGAGGACATCAAAGCCTACTGGAAAAGTAAAGGCTGGAAAAATCCAGGCTATCACATCATGATCGATGCTGCCGGCACTATTCACCGGCTTCAGCCCATTGACAAGATTTCGAACGGGGTGGCAGGATACAACAAGAACGCGGTTCACTGTTCCTACATCGGAGGCATTGACCAGCACGGCCGCGCGGTTGACAATCGGACCGCTGAGCAGCTGCAGTCTATGGAGCAAGTACTGAACGAGTGGCATGCGCTTTTACCCAATGCAGTGATCTGTGGGCATCGCGACTTTTCACCCGACAAGAACCGCAATGGCAAGATCGAGCCCGGTGAGTGGATTAAATCATGTCCATCCTTCGAGGTTAAAGACTGGCTCGCCCAGATCGGGTTTAAGTCTCAAGCTGCGGCGCCAATGCTGCGTACAACGACCCGGGTCAACCTCAGAGAAGGGGAGGGCCTGCATTTCAAAGTCGTGAAGGTCCTGAACAGTGGAATCCCTGTTAAGAGACTCGCCACCGGCAATGACTGGGTGTATGTTTCGGCGGCAGGTGTCACCGGGTGGATCAGTGAACGATTTTTAGAGTAGCATCAAATCAAACAACATATGACTACAGTCAAAGCAAAATTCAAATGCGATTCGATCACTACCTATGAGCATTCGAAGGAAGTGAAAGCGTCTCCCGTGTATGGTACGGCGGGCGAAAATGCTGATTTCACCAAATATACCCCGTCAGGTCAACTTACCATGTTGATCACTGATGAGTCGAAAGCGTCGGATTTTTTCCAGCCTGGTAAAGAGTTCTACCTGACTTTCGAGCAGGCTTAATTTTTTTCTGTCATAAGCAGTTGTTAATTACCCCGGCCGTTTCTACGGCTGGGTTTTTTTATGCCCCCCCCACATAGATTTCAGAGACGTCAGAAATCAATCAATGTCAGTGCGTTCCCTGCCCAGTTATTCGATGTAAAAATATTGTGAAATGTCTTGAAAATATTGTGAAATGTCTTATATTTGTATCGTTAAAGCAATCGGATATGACACACAAGCCAAGTAATCAAGTCGGAAACCACAATGAAAACTGGAAAAGAGAGCGCCAGCGTGAAATGGAATTTTATAATAGTCAGCCGTTTTTCGGTGGTCCTACAGGCGAGAAGTTTTACAACTTAGTAAAGCAGGCAATACCCTCTGTTGTACAGGCCTCGGCCTGCGGGGGAGTAGTCGGAATTGTTGTCTATAAAAAAGATGCTGATGCAGCCGCGTCGATTCTGGCCAAAATGTTCAACGTTTCCGTGAAACGGTCCGAATCCATCTACACCGGGTTGATCACCTGCAGCGTTGTGCTATTCTCCAAAAAGTAACTATTAATAACAAAAAAAAGATAACATGAACACTTACAGTAAATTTTGCCCCAATGTCTATTTAGCTAAATGTCCTGAGCCGCACGAGTCAGGAGAAATTATTTCAGTTACTACGCAGTACGGGAAGGAAAATGACAGTGTGGTATACAATCTGATTTTCGAGCGGAACGGCTTTTTCTATTACTCAATTGTCCGGGCTGATGGATTCAACAGCCAGGAGCGTGCAAAAGCGAAAGCCGAACGATTGAATGGATACTCTGACGCCTCCTTTGTCCGTAGTGCTGAATTCTACGAAAAGAGCAATGAAGGCCGGGATTTTCTAGCCTTAGGTGAGCCAATAAAAGTCGGTCACCACAGCGAAAAGAGGCACCGCGCTTTAATTGAAAGGAATAATTCTCGCATGCGTCGTTCTGTCGAAGAATCCGAAAAGGCTGCGGACTATGCCAGCCGTGCGCAGTATTGGGAAAGCAAGGCGAATAAAATCGATTTATCAATGCCTGAAAGTTTGGAGTACTTTGCTTATCGACTTGAGAAAGCGAAGGAAAGGCACCTGGGATTGAAAAACGGCACGATCGAGCGCGATCATTCTTACTCACTCACCTACGCAAAAAAGGAGGTGAACGAGGCAGAAAAGAACCTTTCATTGGCAAAAAGGTTATGGGCTCCCAAAGCTGATTAACTATATTTGAGACGTTGATTTTTTTCTCGGCCCCTTCGGGGGCCAAAATTTTGCATTATGGCAAGAAAAAAGCGAGGCCGCCCGGCGAAGTGGACACCGGAAAAATTAAGACAGGTCAAAAATTTGTATTCAAAAATGCCTGTTGCTGACGTCGCAGCGAAGTTGGGAGTAACAGCCTATGCCATTCGTAATGCCTTGCATATTCATGGTATAAAGAAGAAAGCCAGGTTCTGGGGAGCCGACGAAGAGAGTTTTATCCTGAACAACTGGCGGGAAATGGACCCTGAGGAGATTGCGAAAGCTATCAGGAAAAAGTTTGGGACTAGCCGGACAAAGTGGGCTGTCATTAACAAATACCGGGAACTGACGGGCCTCCGTAGTTAATCAGAACCCGAACTGCCGGTGCCTTCCTCCGAATATTAAAGATCCTGATACGCTCATATTTCCCCCAAAAAATCTGAAAATAATTATCTAAAATGTTTGTTTATTACAAACGTTTTCCTATATTTGTGTATCAAGTTCTTTGAACAATTAACCGGTGCCTCCGGAATACAAATGGCAGAATGACTATGGATTTAGTAAACAACTTGCTCAAAATTGCAGAGCAAAATCCAAAAGGTTTCACGGTTTACCTAAACGATCTAAAGCCTGTTAGTTCTGGCTGGGTGGTCGCACTCCTCGAAACTCAAAACAGTCACGGTACCGACGGACTGAAAAGAGTGATTGAAGTGAGCAAAGAAAAAACCGGGGTAGTTGGTGGATGGAGTGAGGACGGAAAATTCTGGTGGGATGCAGTTCAGATCTTCGAAGATGAAAAGCAAGCCACAGAGTTTGGAATCGCAAACAAACAGATCGCGATTTATCACATTGAAACCAACTTTGTAAAGTTTCTCTAACGGAGGGGGCGAAAGCCCCTCCTTTAAAATTTGAAAAATGACAGTAGTTAAAAACATACACAAACTGGGTCTATCTGACCAGGATCGGGGTACATTAGAGGCGGGTGCCTTGCTCCATCAGAGATATAGCAATATAACCTTTAAGGTGATCTCTGCAGATGAAAAGGAGCTAAAGGTTCAAACGGTACAGGGCAAGCATTTGTCAGAGAATTACGCAGACGTGAAGACCCTGGTTGCGCGAACCAAAGAATTATTCGGTAAGTTTTTTTCAGGAAAGATCCACGTACATCCGAACGTATATGTCGAGAATCAAATTTCGTTGATTGACGGCGATTGGGTCCGTAATCGGATGGAGTCGCTGGGGGTGAAAGTTGTGGATATCCAAAAAGACACGGGTATTTCTAAGGCGAATATCTCAGCGTGGGCTGGGGGGCTGCGGCCAATGAGTCAGCCGGTCAAGGCTATGTTTTATTATTATTTTTTGATGGCTGAGGGTGCGGGAAGCCGTAAATAACCTACAGGAGAAATTATATCTTTCGTCTATTAATAACAGCAACGGGCGGCCACCCGAAAAAAGGCCCGGAAACGCAACCGCAAATGGCGATTAAAAATGGTCCACAGAAAGAAACCACAGACCCTCAGGGAAACAGTCGCCGAAATGAGCATCGCCGGCGAGCCTGAGAATGTTCAGAAAGCCGCGAACGCGATTAGCGAGTCGATTAAAACCAACATCGACCTCGACAACATTCCCAGTGTAGACAACATGATTTTTGCCATGGAGTTCCTGATCTGGGAGCTGAAACAGTGGCGGCGTAAGATATACAACCGCCAGCATCCGAAAATTAAACACTAACTTAATCGGGGGCGAAAGCCCCCTCTTTAAAGTCATTCTACACTAATAACCTAACAACAATTGACCGACAAAGATTACAATGGATAAATTCATTTTAGCCAGCAATCCACTCCGCGACGGAAGCCGGGAGTGGATTGTTCATCTACTGCAGCCGGTTGCCATCATTGAGGTATTCGGTCCCAACGATCCACCGATCAAGGAGGGCCAGCTGTCGGCCGAGTTTGGACGCCGGCGGCGTGATAACCTAACCGATTTTTACCGGCTACGTGTACATCACTTTTTTACCACAGATTCTAATTCTGAGGCCAACGACCAGGCAGCGCCACTGCTCAAAAAGGCGTGGCACTGGTACCGGGCGTACCTTGACCAAATCGAATGA